ACATCCGGAGTGAAGCCTTCTTTGTTGATCAGGTCCCGGGCGCCACGCTGCCTGACCAGCTCAAGTGCTGCGAAGTCTTGAGACTGAGGCCCAAAATCCTTGAGCCCTAGGCGCTGTTGCAGTGGGCCCCAGGTACCCGGCATGAACTGGTAGGCACCCGCAGCGGCACTGCTGTAGCCGCTAGTTCTGATGACTCGGTCAGGGTGTCGCTCTAGTGACGGTGTCTTGCCTCCCCCGAACATCACCTGGTACCCGCTGGGGTCCCCGCCCAGCCAGGTGCCTTCTGCGTGCCTGATGGTATTGAGAAGGGCGCGCTCTTGAATTGTTGTCATAGATCCCAATCTCCGTCTTCTTCCATGGCGATATCACTGAAGTCAATGTCCATGCCGTGGAAAGCCTGGAAAGCTTGAATGCGCTCTTCTGCGTAGCGCTCCACTTCTTCTGTGGTGGGCCTCCCCCCGAAGACCTGTACTAGCTCCTCCCCTGAATCAGGAAGACCGCAATCGAAGTCGTCGACAATCTCGATTTGCGTGGCAATCCCCGCCTCTGCAGCGGCTTCTCGGAAGTGGTGGGCCAGGGAGAAGATCTTGGCCTGAGCAGTGATCACCAGATCCAGCAGCTCAGCTTGGGATGCTTGATGCAGGCTGTCCCTCATGCGACGCAGGATGAACTCCTCCTCCATCGTCAGCTCACCAGTCATTCAGTGCTCCTGCCCTAGACCCAATCTAAAGCCTGCGCAACTTCACTCATCTTGCTTTTGCGCATGATGTGTCTTACGCTCCGCCAGTCCCACCTCGACCCCTATGCCAACAACCCATCGCAGGAGCGCGGGTGCTGGCTCCATGTCCTCCGTAAAGATTTCCGTCCCTATCGCCAGGCGGGACTGGTTCAAGACCCGGGCCGCCGCTGCTGTCCTGGGCTGCAGTGAACGCACTCTGCGCAGACGGCTGGAGCAGGAGCACTGGATAGAGGGGGTCCACTGGCGCTGGGTCACTGCCAGGCAGAGGGCAACCATCGAAATCAATCTCCCAGCCGTGGTGCGCCTGATGAATGCCCGTGGTTGGGTCTAACCCACCCCCGCCAGGCCGTTGAGGGTGGCCAGCAGGGGCTGCAGGATGTGCTCGCGGCGGGAGGTGGTCATAGTGCTATCCGGCGGAAGGCGCGGACAAGAAAAGCACCTGTTTTACTGCTGGTAAACCGATTGCCATTTTCAAAGCGAAGAAGCCAAGCCTCAGTCTCATTGGCTTGAGTAGATGACCAATGGTTGCCAATCAAAAACGATTGTGTTGATGTATTAAACATGGCCACAGGCGTTTGCTCAGGTCGAGTTTGGATAAAATTTGCTGCTCGTTTAGGTACAGAGTAATCATTGATCCCCCACTGTGTAAGGTTGCTTGCAGTAGTGGGCTTTAGGTTAAAATAAGCGATGTCTAACTCCAGTATTGCTGGTAGATACCAGTCTGTGAAACCACCAATGCTGAGATTGGCGCAGAATTGAGCCCCTGGATGAGCGGCGATTCCAGCGGTTGCTATTGCGGCTGCGTTGGCAGCGCCATCAAATGTGCTGGTAGCGCCCAAGGAAGTACTGTTTGCGGTCTTCCAAGCGATATTGTCCGTCAGCGTGTACCCCGTACCAGTGGCGCCTGTCACCCTTGGAGCCACGATCAAAGCATGGGTTGGATTTCCGTCTGCGGTATGGCTGATATAACCAGCGAAAAAGCCACCCCCAAAGGGCTCACCAATGACGGCAGGTGCGGGCTGTCTTGGTGTAATCAGCAAACTGGATGGCCCGCCCCTACGCAACCTCAACCCCTTCTTCAGGATCAGGGTCATACTTCCTCCTGCGGGCTGGGGTGCTCCCACGCCATGATTTCCGCTGCCCTGCCCTGGGCCAGCAGCCCAGCAGCTGTGAGCATTGCCAACCCTGGATCAATGCGCGGGTCCGTCAGCACCACCATGGGGGAATCCACCAACTCCCCAATCAAGCTGGCCACCTCAGCCGATTGGGTCGCCGCTGCCCTGATGGCGCCATACTCTGCCGCCGTGAACCGCTGAACAAATGCGGCACTGGTCAACAGCCCAATCTTGAACAGATCCGCATACCGCAACCCCTGATGCTGGAGCATCTCCAGGGCCATGGCCTCAGGTGTTACGCCTGCCCTGTTGCTGGCCTCGACCCAGCCGTCGATGGCGCGGAGGTCAGAAATGGTGATGGTTAAGGAGTTCATGATTAGCTGCCTAGGCGATAGGTGACGTAGGTATTCGCCGCCGCTCGCCGGGTGGCAAAGCGCCCGGAACTGCCAGCAGCCACCACCCCAGAACCCACCAGCGTGTGATCCGTGGCAGCCAGCACCGTGGCGCTATTGCTGCCGGTGTTGATCACGCTCCACTCCATCGTGAGGTCGTTGCTGTTCACCGCAAAACCACCCTCCACGTTGGTTCCTGTGGGCAGCGTCAGGTCCACCGCTGCGGCAGTGGTCGTCGTGATGATCCCCGCCTGCAGATTGGCAACCGTCAAAGTCGCCGTGGAATTAATAGCAGCCGGAGCGGGCTGGCTATAGCGGTAGAAGCCATCCCGGCTGATCTGCACGCGGGTGATGCCATTGGTCTGAAACTCTATGGCGCGGGCTGTGCCGCCTGCCGTGCCTTTCTCTGTGCCGAAGAGGAATACATTGCTGGCCCACCCCAGCCTTGCTCGCTCAAAGTTTGTATCACTGGTGTAGGTGTTGAATATCCAACTTGTTTGTGCGTTGGTGCCGTTGCGTTGGGCGAGGGTGTTGGCGGCGCCGCGTAAAACTATTAGATCTGGATTGCCATTAAATACATCTGGGGCCCAGCACAAAGAGCCAATGACGTTAAGGTTAATCCTGCCGCTAGAATTTATTTGATAACCCCCACCGTTGTTTTGGAGATTGACAAATGCACCAGTAGTTGCAAGTAAGTTTACGCAACCAACTGTGCCTGCTGAGCTCAAAGTAATTCTTGATTGCCCCCCCACCCCAAACCACGCCAGATCCCCCCCAAACCCAGCAGGAGCATTAACCGCAAACCCAGTTCCAAGCGGGCTGAAATTATTCGAAGTCGTCCCCGCCGGCTCAATCAGCACATGCGGTTTCGTGGTGGTTGATGTCCCACCCGTGAACCAGGTGCCGCTAAACAACTTGGCCGGTGCGCTGGCCAGGCTGTTGAAAGCATTGATCAGCCGGGCCGTTAGCGTGAGATTGCCCGAGGCGTCAGAGGTGAGGGTGCTTAGCCCCGCAACAGCACCATTGGTATTAACCAAGACCTGGCCGCTGCTGCCACCAACCAGGGCCACCGTGCCGGTTGCATCAGGGAATGAAATCGTGCGATTCGCTGTTGCTGTAACCGTCTGAAGCGTGGTAGTAAAAGACCCACCATCATCCAGAAGGATGTCACCCTTGCTGGTCAGCAGGTTGGTGGTCTTGTTGTAGGTGAGATCTACATCACCGCCGAAAGTGCCACCATCGTTGAATTGGATCTGGGTATTGGAGCCGCCGGGGGTTCCTTGTGCCGCCTCCCCGCCCACCATGTCCAGCTCACTGGTTGTGGGATTGAGCTTGTATTTGCCCATCTCAGGCCAGGGTCAGCGTGATGCTGGTGACGTTTCCACCGGCGTCGTAAGTGAAGGCCTTGGTCGCAACTGTCGTTCCTGAGCTGCCGCCTACCTTGTAGACAATTGCCGTTGGATCCCCTGCGCCGTTGTACGTGAAACCCCTGTAGTCGTGGGGAGGGACGCGCATGCCCCCATCGCTGCCCTCGACCAGTAGTGGATCAGCCGAGACGACCGCAATCTCGTCATAGGTCTGACCATAGACGCGACGTGTAGGCATCTCGAATCAACAGCTCTGGCTGATGACATGCTAGCCAGGTCAGTCAAAGTACACTCCGATTGGATCCTCCCCTCCGAGCCACTCTCTGTACACCTGGTTGTGGACTGCAACTGTGTGGCCCATGAACAAGGCCGCATGAGTATCGGTCACCCGGTACCTGGGGGAATGAAGCCGTCTGGCATATGCATGCCGAAATCCATAGGCAGTGGAACTTCCGCGTTGCAGGATTCCCGTCTGGCGCAGTCGCTGATTGACGCTCCAGCCCGATCTTGCTTTTCCTGCTCGGCTCGGCAGGGGCTGCGTCCATAGTTGTTCCAGCCCAAAATCCTCCACCCACTCAGGATGGAAAGGAGGCACCTGACGCGGCTTGGTTGTCCCCCTGTTATTTGTCTTGCCTTCTTTGATCCATGCGCACCCGGGGCGCTTGTTGCACGGCTCGGCAATCCAGGCTTCCCAGGGCCTCAATCCATAGACAGCCATGACAGCAACAACACGTCGCCATGGCATGGTCAGAGATGGATGCATCACAATTCGCAGCACCTCTTCGTCGGGGAAGAAGGGTTGCCCCCGTTGGGGTTCCCTGACCGCCGATTGAAGCGGGTCCAGGAGGTCAGCATTCCACGTCCCTCCGCACACCCTGACCACTTTGCGCAAGAAGGGGATCAGCCGCCTCCTGGCGAGCGTTCCCACCTTGGCCCCCTCGATTGCGCTCAGCAGCGACTCCTCGCTGAGGGGTCGACGCGAATCAAGCCTCTGGAGGATCGGCAGGTGATTCCTTTGGAAGGTCGATTCGGCAATCCCTTCTGCGAGCTTAAGCCTCTTCCAACGCGCAACAACGTCATCAAGGTCCAGCCTCGACTGGCTCGTCTTACCCTTTTTTACCCTTTCGACCGCGCAGGCACCCCTCCAGGCATCCGAGTCAAAGCCGTCCGCCTGCTTACTTAGGTAGCTCTTGAGGTCCCATGCACGCTTTTGGACAGCCTCCGGGCCCGCCTCAAAATCCAGGTGCAGTGGGATTTTTCGGCCACTGACCTGGACGTACAAGCGCTGTCCAATGGCCTTAAGACGGAATCCCCTGCCAAAGGTGCCACCGCACTTTTCCGACAGGAGGGCCACTGTTAAATCGACCACCTTTTGCTGGGGGGTCGAGGGTAAGTTTACCCTTTTTTGACCCCTTTTGCCTCCAGTTGCCTCCACTTGCCTCCAGTTCCAAGAGCTCGAAACCTAGCTGGCAGAGTGGTTTTCTAGCAATAGCAGTGGGTTTGCCCGTCTCCGCCCCTCCCGCTGATAGAGGGGGGATTCATTCCTTGAAAGCCTTTGCTAGCAGTGGGTTTGAGAGAGTGGTTTTTGGACTTACCCGTGGACTTACCCTTTCAATCATTGCCTCCATGTCCCCCCTTGAGGGGTACCTGGCCAGCAGCGCCCTTGCTTCCGCCCTGACAGCCCTGGGCACTCTCGGGGTGCGCCTGGGGTCGATCAGGCTTCCCAGGAAAGTCCGCGCAGCCAGTAGGGCTTCTGTCTGAAGCCACGACACAGGCGGCACCTCTTTGCAGTACCCCCCGCACGGGGGAGCTTCTCCCGATGAGAGGGGCCCCAAGGGGAGCTCAAGTTGCACGTAAGTCGACACGGAATGTTCCTTGCTTCTGTCAGGATATGCCATATCTGGCACTATGCCATACAAGTCAATCACTGTTCATGCGTTGCCCCCAGTGTCAGGTGATGGAACACACCTGTGTCCTCAACACGGTTCATAGGGAGGACGGAGTTGTCCGTCGTCGCAGGGGCTGCAGGGCATGCCAGATCCGCTGGACCACCTACGAGGATATCGAGGCGGGAAGCCTGATCAATGCTTTTGTGCCGCGACCCGTCGTCGGCGATGGCATTGAAGAAGGAAGGCGGCCTTGATCAGGGCTCCCGCGGGATCAATCCTTTGGCAGGGATCTCTTCGAGGAACGGCTTCCTAGAGGAGCCGACCGTGACCAGTTCAACAAAGCGCTCGGTCGATGGATCGAAGACCTTCAAGGTATTGGTCCCTCTTGGGAGCCACCAATCGTCCTTCCGGCATCTCAGTGCCGCTGGCTCCGTATCGGTTGACCAAAGGACTGGAGACCTGTCACCCGTCGGGACTTCTTCGTCGGCGGGGATTGTGTTGCGCGCATCGATCGAGATGCGACTGGATTCAGCCAGGGCATTCCCCAGTCGGTCCAGGGTCTGCTCTCTCCGTCTGTGGTAGCGGAGGACCTCACTGCTCTCTAGTCCCTCCCCGCTAGAGATCCCCTGGAAACCACGGTCTTCATTGCCGCTGATCTGATAGTCGCTGGGCTCGTAGAACGGATAGCCAACAGACCAGCGCACAGCATGAATATGCTTGCACTCCCTTCGTTGGTCCGAGCGATCAGAGAGCGTCCGAAACCGGCTGCTGTAGCCAACAGCCTGCGACTCCCATCGGCCCTCGAGAGATCGGCCAGCGCTGGGCCTGGGGAACAATGCCTGGCTGGCGCTGCTGTCTCCACTGAAGTCAGCAATTCGACTTCCGCTGTAGTCAGGGCAGGAGCAGAAGAAACGATGACTGCTGCAGAGATAGCGGGATCCGTTATTTCTCCAGGAGAGTGGCAGTCTGCGGTCGTAGTTCACGCGCTGCCAAAATGCTCTGTCCTTCCTGGGGTTGGGCCGCCTGCGCATGAACGGGCGGGATAAATCAAAGAACAGTTGCCCCTGGTCGGGATTGATATCTACCAGCGTGTAAGCAATGGTATCGATCGGCTCTGCAATCAATCCCTGGGGCGACTCCGTCCCAACAGCCGAATCCTCAAATTGATCTCCGATAAACGCAGACCATTCCATGATTTGCGTGCTGGTCAGGGTCGAGCTGACATCAAGAATCAGTCGGTGGCGATCGGCTTCTGGGCGGGACGTGTCGAGAACCATGTTCTCCGCCCTGAGCAGTTGCGGGAGGATGAGGGCTCCTCGGTTTCGATTGACGACCGTCCAGGATGCATCCGGGGAGGATCCGCTAGGGAAGTAGGTGACAGTCGTCAGCTGCGGACCCGGGAGCGCTCCATAATCCCTGAGGCTCCTGACCAGGAAGTATCTCTCAAGGTCGGCCCAGCTTTTGCCGGAGCCCTGCCAGTAGTCCCAGCCAGCGCGCCACCTCTTGTAATCACTGTCCCGGTTGTACGCCTCAAGGATGGTCGGATAGACCGTCCCCCCTGTTTGCCCCTGCCCCCCGCCACGGGCGCTACTGCGGTAACTTCCGGCTTTTGTTGCCCGAGCCGGCCTGGTCACGCTGTCCATTCGGGCGAAGTTATCGACCCGAGGGGATCGATCCACCCGCATTAGTAGTACCCGCCTTGGGCAAAAATGTTAACTTTTGTAAGGGGATTGGGGGCAGTAATGGCCCGATCCAGTCCCACATACAGCAGCTGATTGGCTTTGATCAGGAGCCCAGTGTTCTTCTTGGCCGTCTCTGATGTGGACGTGTCAGCCCCAAGATTTGGAACCGGTACAGACAAAGGAGGCAGGGAGACGTTCGTTCTTTGTCCCGCAGCACCTGAGACAATCGCAGCGGAGGCCACAACAGCCGTGTTCTCTATTGTGATCCCAAACGGTGTTGGCGAGGAGCTCAGGAAGAAAAGGACAACAGCAGCCGTGGTATTGGCCTCTGTGGCAACAAGGGAGAGACTGTCAATGACAGCACCATCGTTGCCAAGGCAGTCCACCAGCATGGTGCAGCCACCACCAAGGATGCTGGCTAGGTTGGCCTGCGACGACAGGGCTGGCGTTGCCCCAAGAGTCGCAAACTCGTGAAGAGGTCGATCAACCAGCAGGGGCTGCTTGTTGGTGCTTGAACTGCTCACTTTTTCTTACAAGTTGCTGACCTGGTCATGCTAAGCAAAGTCAGGCACGCAATTGCGGCCCGCGCCTCAAAGCAGTGTTCATTCCCCTCGGCCCACGGGTCGGCCCGGTGAACATGTCCGGGTTGATGCCGTTGTCGGCACCAGCCAGGCGGTTCCCTGGTCCACGGCGCTCTGTCTCTCCCATGGGGAGTGTTGTGGTGCCTTTCAAAAAGTCAGCGGCTTGCTCCTGTTGTGGAGTCAACGGAAACTGACTGCGGGGAGGGGTCGCCAGTGCATCGACAAGTTGCACCCCTGCGATGGGGTATCGAACGATGTTGTCGTTATATGGCGTTCGGTACTCGATCTCCATTGGCCGCAATCCTGCGGTATTCATCGTGTTGTTGAGCTGATTCCTTGGATCACCCGGCGCTGTCGGATGCCCGCTGAAAAGAGCTGCCAGTGATGGAGCGTTCTTCATCATTTCCTCCAATTAAGGTTCCAAGGATTGACTCCCCTCAGCAGTTCCTCGTCGGACTGGGGAGAGGGCGCGGCTGGCGCATCTTGCCGCCCCTTGCGAATTCTGTTGAGGTGCTCACCCAGAAGATCCCCCGCCTTGCCGTAAGGGGAGATGGCCTCTTGCTCTGGGGAAAACGCACGATTGGCCTGCACCGGGTCAGGCTCCCACGCTGGGATGTTGCTTACGGTGTCTTGAAACGCATCGGGACGGGGCTGGACTTCGGGGATGTTGAACTTGCTGCCCAGATTCACCTCTGGCAAGAACGGATTGCTTTCAGTTGACGCATAGGCCTGTTCTGCCGTGCCAGAGAAATTTGGCAGCTGTCTGGAGATCGAACCAGTAATGCCCTCGATCGAAGCTGGCTCCATGTAGCCATGCTTGGCCTTGAGCTTGTCTGCAAGTTTCCTGTTGGCGCCAGCCCAGGACTTGATATCCGCCTGATCCCAGTATTCCTGCTGGGAAGGATCCAGTCTTCCATCAAGGGCTCCTCCTTTCCGGTATTCCAGTGCGGCCTTTCCTCTTGCCTGTGCGGCATCAGCCTGCTCTGGCGTTAATCCCGCCTGTTGGACCATGGCGTTGTAGGCCCGTTCTCTTCCAGAGGGGCCAGTCACGGGCCTGGCCACATTGCTTATTCCAGGCGTCCGGGGTGGGGGAGCCTGAAAAGCGGGAATACGAGCAGAGACCTGCCGGGTTGGAGGAGGAAGCGCTGAAGCCAGTCTCGAGCCCCCGGCGTTTCCGCCGCCGACGCTGCCGGTGGGAACGCCCTGGGGGTAATCTGCAATGACCTTGGCTGAAGGAGGCAGTCCTGGCATCCGCCTAGGACCGAACCGGCCGCCTGGTTGCGTTGGATTTGGACTCCACCAGCGATTACCACCCTGGGCGGCAGCGGGACGGGGCTGCCTTGTGCTGCCACCGCCGTAAGCTCCGGGTTGGCCAGGCATCTGTTACCTCCAGTTGATGGCGCCGGTCATGGTCGCCACGCGAGTCCCGACAGCCGTATCAGCTGGACCGGGAACCGCCATGATGAACTCAGCACCGCTGCGAATAAACGCAAAGCGATGTACGTCCTCCCGCCGGTAATTGGGGACGTAAAGGGTTTCAGCCAATCGGTCCACTTCCCGGAGGTAGATCTCCCTGTACATCTGGTCCGCTTTTAACGGATCCGATTGGAAGATGGCCCGATCCGTGTCGCCTGTGATACGCTCAATCCGGCTGGGCATCGGCTGGGTTTCATCCCGAAGCACTTCCGAGAGCTGCCAGGCGTTGTCGCATCGTTTGAGATGCTCTAAAACCTTGTCATAGAAGAAGCTGTCGGGAACCCGGGCCATTGCTTCCTCTAGCCTGGCCGCATCGCCAGCCGGGATTTGCGCCCCTAGGTTGTAGCCCAGGTGAAACCGGCAGCGGGATTTGTCGTAAGGATTGAGCTCCACGCCACCGCGGCTAATTGGCCTCGGTGAAGTCTAGCGATCAGGCCACATAGATCAAATCGTCCAGGCGGACCTGCTCCCAATCCACTCGAGGTACGGACTTGAGTTGCTCCAGGTTCTGGAACTTCTCCCCAGGAAGGCTCATCCTCAGCTCAACAATCTTCTTGGCTGTTGAGAAGCCAACACCATTGACATGCTTGGCAATCTGCTCAGCTGTTGCCAGATTCAAATTCAATCGGGTATCGACAGGAATAGCCCGCTCAGGGATCTTGTCCTCATCAGCGGAGTTGTCCGCCATGGGAGACTCTGGGCTGCCACCAGTGCGGCCTTTGCCTGGGGTGTACTCCTCCAGGTCTTTCAGGAGCGGATAAACCACTGCTCCTGACTGGGTCTGGACTTGGGCACAGTCCTTGCCGTGAAAGCTGATCAATTCAACGATCTGCCCAGTTTTCCGCTCGAGGTAAAGAGACATGCTTGCGCTCTCTTGGTAGAGGCCATTGTTCTAAGTAATCCTAAGGGGAAGGAGCAGGGCGACCGAGATCACCCTGCTCTGATTCCACGGGTTAGTCCTAGATGGTCTCGACGATGGCAGGCAGGCCACCAAACGCGCTTTCGTCGCTGGCCTCGTCATCCAGGTAGTAAGCCACCTCAGCAATGAGGAAGCTGCCACCAGGCTCGCTGGAGGTCAGCCCAGCAGCGTCGCCAGCTGCCGTGCTCCCGTTGTCATAGAACAGCTTCAGGGTCATCTGAGCTGTGGTCTTGACGGGGGTGATCACACCAAACACCGAGCTCTGGGGAGCGGCAGTGTTGCTGGTGTCATCAATCGGCGTGGTGGAGAGTGTCGTGGCGGTAATTGCCGCCCCGTTCACGCTCACTGCGCTAGCGAGCTTGATGCGGTCCGTGCCAGCACCCCAGACCAGTCCAGAACGGGCAGTGCCCTGGCCGGCGTCCTTGCGTGCATCCCGGATCCGTAGACCCAGGAAGTACACAAATGCGCCGTTGGGAATCACCAGACCGGTGATGTCGGGACGGGGCTTGTCATCGGGCCGCTTGTCAGGCGATGGCACAATGACATTAAACTCGGTACGAGCGGTGGAATCGACCTTGATGTAGCCGACCCTGTGAATGTAGGTCCGACCGGGCATGGTCACGACGCCCTGGCTTTGGTAAGCGCTCAGCGCAGAAACGTAGTTGCCCGGATAAATCTTCTTGGTCATGTCAGTAGCCTCTGATCAGTAAACGAAGCTGTAGGCGACCGTGATGAAGTCCTTGTTCAGCACTTCAAAGCCGGCCATGAGGCTCCACACCATGATGATGAATCGACCAAAGTCATCATTGTTGTTGAGCAGGATTTGAGCATTGTCACCGCCAATGCCCACGCCAACGGCCTGCATCCCGAAGAACAGGATTGGAGCAGCTTCCGTGACAGCAGCAGAGATGCTGGCCACAGGGATGGTGGTGGTGTAGCTCTTGTCTGGCAGGTTGGTCGATTCAAACCATTGAATCCCCTCGAAAAGGAATCCAGTCGGCATGACCGGCTGACCGGCCACAAAGCCAGCCTGGCCGTAGCCAACGCCAGAACCCAGGTAGTTGATGGCATTGGGGGCCAGATGCGGTTGCATCGGATTGGCCATGCCATTGCCGGGGTAACGAGCGATTTCGCGGAAATCGCTGTCTTGGCGCAGGTGCTTCATCGCAGTGGGACTGGCGATGCAGCGATAGTGCCCATTCGGGAAGGTTGGCACGTTGCGCCGACGCATGCCCTCGAGGACATCCAGGAGGTCGTCCTTGACCCCAAATTTGGCGGACTGGCCGGAGCCGTAGCTTGCGACCGTGGTGCCGGTTTTGGTCTTGTTCTTGGGGAAGAAGTAGCCACCCTGGGTGGAATCAGCCCTTCCGTTGGCTTCTGCTTTGAAGAGCTCGTCAGCGAACACCCGATCACGCCAACGGCGGTAATCGTCAAGAAGTGTTAAGGAGCCGATCGACTGGTGGAACGCCGCGATATTGCGGGTATCCAGCAGCAGGCGCTGAGAAGTCATCAGCGTCTCCCGTGCCACCTTGAAGGTGCTGGGCTGGTCAGCCTGTGAAGGGTCGGCGGGGCCGGTATCAGTGTTGTTACCCTAGAGGCTCTTTATCCCCTAGTTCTGCAGCTTTGCCATTGCTGCAGCTCAGACTATATCATCACCCTTCAGGTCCACCTGATTCGGGTGCGGAGCACTCGTGCCGCCTTATCGTCCACTTCCTGCAAGCAGGTGTTGGGACTCGCTCAGCCATTGGGCAACAGTGCCCGTTCGACTGAGGTCAACTTTGTAGGCAAGGCAGGGATGTATGTACTCAGTAATGGCTCCAACAAGTAGTCGAAACTGCTTGGCGAACCATCGGAGATACAGCATTCCACCTTTGTGACGAACAACTGAGCCAGAGGCTCCGGTGACGTCGTGAATCCAAGAAGCGACAACATCAACCTCCTCTTCATCCTTGCTGACGGGCAGCCAGCCAGAGCGCTCGACCTTGATCGAGCGAGGCCTCTGACGGCGACGGACCTCCAGGGATCCATCGTCCATCCAGAGAAGTGCCAACGCCTCGGGGCCGAGGTCACTGAACGCCTGAGGGGTGAATCTTTTGACGCCATTTGGATATAAGACGTCATACACGGGGGCGAGGTGCCGCTTGCTGCTGACGCCGAAACGGACGGCGGGGTATTTCCCTTTGTCCATAAACGAGCGCAGAGATGCAGCAGTCCCGAGCTCTTGATTCAGCCGAGCCAGCTGCCATTGCGCGTAAGGCGCCTGGCGCTGACAGCGGCTGATGTACAGCGTAACTGTTCCGAAACGCTTATCGCGTCTCAGACAGCCATCACCAAGAGCACATCCCATGAAAAACGCTTGTGTCACAACTTGATTGCCTAGGGAGTCGACAACGGTAGTCGTTGAACCTTCCAGCCATTCCTGGCTGGCTTGGCTGCTGATTACCCGGCCCAGTGTCATCCGTAAGAGTCTACCGGTTGGAGGGCTTCCAGCAATTCACTCCGTGTTCGACGCGGATTACGCCGCGAAGGAGCTGATAGCCAGAGCTGGTACGTCCGCCTCAGGGGCGAACAGGCCAGTCAGGGCTTGAGCCAACTCTTTAAGGGTCACATTGACCTTGTCCTTCACGATGTTGCGAGACGACGCCGTGCCGAGCGTCTGATCAGCAGTGCGCTCTCGGGAGTCCTTGGTGCCAGGATTTCCCCAGTAGCGATAGCGGTCTAGGGCGACCGTTTGACCTGGTTGTGCCCCGAAATCGTGAACGACAACAGGATCAACCGCCATCTCTACCACGTAGGCAGGATGGGGTCGATAAAGTTCGGCGCCCAGGATTTTCGGGAAATCATTGTCTATCCACATTGGATGACACGCTCCGAAAGATAAAGGATGTTGATAGCAAGCATTCCGCCCGCTGCTTCTTACACTAGAAAGGACGCGTGGGGTGAAATTGAACGCACCAGACATTCGCGGCCTGCTGGGGGTCTTCCTGGGCGACGGCTTCCTCTCTCAAAGCAGGTCAGCGGTCAAGGGCCATATCAAGGCCACCTTCCACGGTGGTGCCGACGAGCGTGAATTCCTCGAGGAGAAGGCAAGTGAAATCAAGCTCGTCATCCCAACCCAGGCCAAGATCTCGACCTATCAGATGCGCCCCAGCCGGACCGGCCATCAGACCACGGTGCTGCGATTCCGGTTCTCGAGCCCACTGCTAGATCCGGTCTACAACTTGTTCTATCCCGATGGATTTCGGGAAATCACGCACCCCCTCTTGGACATTCTTGGACTCAGAGCAGCAGCCTGGCTTTGGGCTGAGGGGTATCGAAAGGGGGACAAGGACCATCGCCTGAGGAGAGTTGGAGCCCTGCGCGACGAGGCTCGATTGGTCAGTGGCTGGCTCGAGTTTTTGACTGGCGCCAGGTCGTCCGTCACGGGCCAGTCCTCTCGAATACTGCCTCAACTGTCGTTCAGCCCTAAGGATGCGGAAATCGTCAAGGAGGCCCTCCTTCCCTATGCCCCGATCAGCCGGAAGCATTTGTTTCTCCCGGGGGAAAAATGAGCGCTCGTCTGGTTTCCATGGCTGTCGCCTATGCCATGGGCAGTGGCACTTTGAGGTGCAAGGGGGTCAAGCAGCGCCCTTGGCTGGAGCTGAAGCGGCTCGAAACAGAGCGAACCTACATGCTGCACCAGGTGCGATCCCTGCAGCGAGCGGGAGCGGGCCCAGTGCGCGCTGCTGTTGACATGCTTCCAGGCCGGCATTTTTACGATGTCTGCAGGGCCCGCCTGCAGCACGATGCATTCGAGAGGGCCATTGAACTGCTCGCTCCAGAAGGTGAAATCTCTCTCTCCAAAGAAGTCCTCGAAATCGGAGGAGGCAGGGGCCTGGCCAGTATTTGGCTGGACCTAGGCCACTGGGATAGGGGAACTGCTGTGATCCCTCTCTCTAGTGAGCCCAATGCAGATGCCCTGCTGAGTCATCTGATCGGGCGTGGCGTTACTGGAATCTGCAAGGGGGGTAATCCGGCAACCCTGCGCCTCTCAAAGCGGCAGTTCGCCCAATTCAGCGGGCTGATTCGACACCATGTCCACCGCTCGATGGCCCATGCCCTCAGGGAGGGTTCAAAGCATGGCACCTCAATCATGCGAGTTGCTACCCTTGTCTGACCCCCGAAGCAGAACGGCGTCAGGGGGTCGCCCTTGTTGGTAGCGCAAGGGCAATTGCCAGGGCGGTGGATTTTTGTCGTTTCTCCATCGCGGTAACCGATCTCCGCTTGGGTCGCCCCCGGGCGGAGCGCCTGGTAAAACTCTCTAGGATTGCTAGATAGGGCAATCAGTTGGCATGCCGGATCAGCCGGGCATTACGACAAGATCGGAGAAGGGTGAGCCTCTTTCGTTTCAGGAAGTTGACGATAACTGGCGCCTGCTGACTTACCGCATTGACGAGGCGGAGGATGCACTTGATGACAAATACTCGCCCGATGACAGGGCAACAGAAGAGGAGGCTGTAGCCGGGAGCCTGGAAACACCAGGCAGTATCAGCAATACAACGCTGATGACCCCTTACACCACCGCATTGGCCCTGGACCAGCGGGTGGGTCTTGGCGACCTCCTAGACAGGGTCGACACCCTGGAAGAAGAAGTCGTACAACTGGGGGAGGACACCGAGTTCCTGTTCAACACCAAATACGACGCTTCTGATCGGGCGACCAATCAGGAGGCCGTAGCAGGGGATCTCTCGACTCCAAACAGCATCAGCAATTCAGTGCTGATGACTCCGTACACCACGGCACTGGCGATTGACGAACGGGTCAGCAGCAGTGATTTGTCCTACGACCCGGTCACCGGTGAGCTCGATATCTCCACGGGCGAAGGAGTCACACTGCCACTGGCGGAACCGGAGGGTGATCCAGGCCTCCTCACCGGGGAGGACAAGGCCAAAATTGACGACCTCAAGCTTGTTGCACTCACTGGCTCCTACGACGACCTGTCAGATCTGCCGGACCTTGGCTCTGCAGCCTTTACTGACTCGGAAGACTACGCCACCTGGGAGCAAGGGGAACTTGCTGATACGGCGGTTCAGCCAGAGGAGCTGACAAGCGCCCTGTCTTTCAAGGCTGATCTGGTCAACGGCCTGGTCCCGGCCTCACAGCTACCGGGATTCGTGGATGACGTTCGGGAATATACCAATTTGGCAAGTTTCCCCAACCCGGGAACGACAGGAGTCATTTACGTCGCACTCGATGAAAACAAGCAGTACCGATGGAGCGGCTCGAGTTACATCCAGCTCACGGCTTCTCCAGGATCAACGGACGCTGTCCCTGAGGGCAGTGTCAACAAATACTTCACGGAGCAAAGGGCAGCAGCAGCAGCGCCTGTTCAGTCGGTAGCGGGGCGCACGGGAAGCGTTGTTCTCAGTGTCGGAGATGTTTCTGGTGCTGTTGCAACGGGAGATTCCAGGCTGAGCGACTCCAGGGAATGGAGCGCTCCAACAGCCACGGAAGCGGAGGCCACCCAGGGTACGTCGACGGAAAGGCGCGCCTGGTCTCCAGTTCGAGTCTTCCAATCCATCGCAAGCTGGTGGAACGGCTCTAGCGATAAAACAAAACTCGACGGGATCACCCCGGGGGCCACTGCCAATTCCAGTGATGCCTTCTTGCTCAATAGGGCGAACCACACGGGAAGCCAGGCCGCTTCCACGATTTCAGGCTTGGCAACGGTCGCCACAAGCGGCTCCTTTCTTGATCTAACCAATCGACCCACTCTCGGGACAGCTGCAGCCTTGGATGTTCCCGCGGCTGCTGGGGGGACCGCTCTCTCGGGCCAGGTCGTCAGGGGCGACGATCCACGTCTGGACAATAACCGCCCACCAGCTGCCCACGGCCACGGGAATATCACCAATGGCGGCGCTATTGGCAGCACTGCGAATCTCCCGATCATCACCACGACAGGGGGCGTCCTTACGACCGGCTCCTTTGGAGCAGCAGGGGGCACGTTTTGTGAGGGGAATGATTCAAGGCTGAGCGGCCCTCGAGAACCCACATCGCACAGCCACGGGAATATCACCAATGGCGGCGCTATTGGCAGCACCGCGAATCTCCCGATTATTACGACGACTGGGGGAGTCCTTGCTGCTGGTTCTTTTGGGACGACAGGGGGCACGTTTTGCGAAGGAAACGATTCCAGGTTGGCAACCAATCTCGGCTATACGGCTTCTTCCAGGGTCATCACTAGCTCGACTGGCCTGAGTACGACGCTTCCGCTTGTAGAGGCAGCTGGTAACGCTGGGCTTCTGTCTGGTGCCGACAAGACCAAGCTCAATGGAATCAGCACGGGGGCCACTGCGAACTCCAGTGACGCGTTCCTGTTGAACAGGGCGAATCACACGGGAACGCAGCTCTTTTCGACGCTCACCTCAACGCCGACAACTCTGTCCGGGTATGGAATTACAAATGCCTACACCAAGGCGGAGACGGATGCACTGGCTCAAGGCCTGAAGCCTAAAACCGCCGTCCGGGTTGCAACCACGGCAAACATCACGCTATCGGGGGCCCAGACTGTTGATACTGTCACTACTTTAGCTACGGGCGACCGTGTTCTTGTAAAAGACCAGACTGATAAATCTAAGAATGGCTTTTACAACTACAATGCAGCAGGAGCATGGACGCGCACGGCGGACTTTGATGAATGGTCGGAAGTCCCAAATGCTTATGTATTTGTTAGAGAAGGCCTGGTCAATGCGGGCGATAGTTTTGTCTGTATAAGTGGCAGCAATCTGTTCGGTGCTAGTGAAATAGGCTCTTCAGATATCGAATTTATCCTGTTTAGCGCTGCCATTGAGATCGCCGCGGGGACAGGTCTCAACAAGGCGGGAAACACGATCTCCCTCGCGAATACCGTGGTCACGCCTGGCACTTACGGAAGCGCATCTCAGGTTGCCACACTCACGGTTGATCAACAGGGGAGGTTGACAGCAGCTGGCTCAACGCCACTTGGTGTTGGCGCCACGGCCAATGTTCCGATCATCACCGGAGCGGGAGGAGTTCTCACCGCTGGGTCTTTCGGAAACACTGCGAATTCTTTCTGTCAAGGTAACGACAGCAGACTCAGTGATTCTCGTACACCCGTGGCACACGCCCACGGCAATATCACCAACGGTGGAGCGATTGGTACAAATCCCAACTTGCCAGTCATTACGACAACTAGTGGCTTGTTAACTACAGGTACATTTGGAAACACTGCAAATTCTTTCTGTCAAGGTAACGACAGCAGACTGAGTGATGCTCGTACACCATCAGCACACACCCAGGCGTGGTCCACAATAACCGGCACTCCGACAAATCTGTCTGGATACGGTATTACAGATGCTGTTAGTAGTGCAGACAGCAGACTGAGTGATGCTCGTACACCATTAGCGCATACCCACGGCAATATCACCAACGGTGGAGCGATTGGTGCAAATCCCAACTTGCCAGTCATTACGACAACCAGTGGCTTGCTAACTACAGGTACATTTGGAAACACTGCGAATTCTTTCTGTCAAGGCAACGACAGCAGGCTCAGTGATTCTCGTACACCATTAGCACACGCCCACGGCAATATCACCAACGGTGGAGCGATTGGTACAAATCCCAACTTGCCAGTCATTACGACAACTAGTGGCTTGTTAACTACAGGTACATTTGGAAACACTGCAAATTCTTTCTGTCAAGGTAACGACAGCAGACTGAGTGATGCTCGTACACCATCAGCACACACCCAGGCGTGGTCCACAATAACCGGCACTCCGACGAATTTATCTGGATACGGTATTACAGACGCGGCTAGCGGTTCTCACGCCCACGGCAATATCACCAACGGTGGAGCGATTGGTACAAATCCCAACCTGCCAGTCATTACTACAACTAGTGGCTTGCTAACTACAGGTACATTTGGAAACACTGCGAATTCTTTCTGTCAAGGTAACGACAGCAGACTCAGTGATTCTCGTACACCCGTGGCACACACCCACGGCAATATCACCAACGGTGGAGCGATTGGTACAAATCCCAACTTGCCAGTCATTACGACAACTAGTGGCTTGCTGACTACAGGTACATTTGGAAACACTGCGAATTCTTTCTGTCAAGGTAACGACAGCAGACTCAGTGATTCTCGTACACCCGTGGCACACGCCCACGGCAATATCACCAACGGTGGAGCGATTGGTACAAATCCCAACTTGCCAGTCATTACGACAACTAGTGGCTTGCTAACTACAGGTACATTTGGAAACACTGCGAATTCTTTCTGTCAAGGTAACGACAGCAGACTGAGTGATGCTCGTACACCATCAGCACACACTCAGGCGTGGTCCACAATAACCGGCACTCCGACGACTATATCCGGTTACGGGATTACAGATGCGCTGTCTACCGGTAATCAGAATCCCAATCTGGTGCTCGCCGGTCCATCGTCTGGCACTACTGCGGCCGCGCCTACTTTCAGGGCTTTGTCTGCTGGAGACCTGCCTAATGTCTCAGGCCTGACGGCAGCAGGCTATGGCAGCGCATCAAGCGTGCCCACGCTGACTGTTGACGCAAAGGGTCGAATCACTGTAATAAGCAATACGGCTATCTCCATTGCTAATACCGCCGTCAGCGGCCTGGGGACTGCGTCAACCCGCAACGTCCCTTCAGGGGGAGGCGGTTCCAGCACTCCTAGTCTTCTTCCGGCCCCGGCCTCGGTTTCAGGAATCGACCTCGATGGGGGGTCGGGCGGAAGCGTTGCTACAGGCGGCACAGAATCCACAATAACGCCGGGCGGCGTTACTTACAGAGTTCACACATTCACAGCTGATGGAAACTTTGTCGTAACAAGTGCAATTAGCAATGTCGAATATCTTGTCATCGGTGGTGGTGGCGGCGGTGGCTCCGGTAGTGATGCCACCGGTGGTGGTGGTGGTGGTGCGGGGGGTTACCGATGCTCAGTTGTCGGCGAAACCAGCGGGAGGGGATCGTCTGCTGAAAGCCGACTCAGCCTGTCAGCGGGGACTTACGCAGTTGTTGTGGGTGCCGGGGGCCCCACGGGCACATCGGGCGGTAACTCGTCATTTTCTGGGATTATCGCCACCGGAGGTGGTCGAGGAGCTGTAAAGAGTGTCGCAGCCTCCAATGGGGGCTCGGGGGGCGGCGCCGTGGGCGATGGCAGTACTGCCGGTGCGGGGACGGCCGGGCAGGGCTTCGGTGGCGGCAGTGGAAACGCTGGTGACTGGGCTGGACACGGTGGTGGCGGCGCAGGTGGGGCGGGACAGGCGGCGACCGGCAGTAGTGACTCGGCGACGGGCGGGAGCGGCGGCGCTGGTATCACATCGGCTATTACTGGCTCTTCCGTTGCCCGTGGCGGCGGTGGTGGTGGTGCCGACTACACGTCCCCTGGTGGGGGAGGCAGCGCTTCCGCTGGCGGGGGCGCTGGGGCTACTGGCAATACAACGAATGCTGTAGCCGGGTCCGCCAATACTGGCGGTGGTGGTGGTGGTGGCTCTCAAAGCCGACCTGGGGCTGCTGGCGGTTCCGGTATTGTCATCATCCGTTACCAGGTGGTCAGCGGTGGTGGCAGCGGTTCATCCGCGGGGGAGGAAGCTGATAAAGCCTTTGATAACAATATCAACACTAAGTATCGCAACACTGGGGGAGCTAACTCCGGCTTGGAGTTCTCATACGGGACGGCAACACAACTTACATCATTTGTTATTACAACAGCAAATGATTCTACCGATCGAGACCCTGCCTCTTACCAGGTTTATGGATTCCAAGGCGGATCCTGGCAGCTGTTAACTTCCGGTTCCCTGAGCCTGCCTACGGCAAGGCAGGCCGACTCAGCGTCAATCACGCTCCCCGGCAATTTGCCTTCACTGACGCAATACCGAGTGGTATTCCCCACGCTTCGTGTCAGCGGCACAGCATCCATGCAGATTGCTGAGCTCAAGATGACCGGCATCCAGGGAACTGGGGGAGGCGGCGGGAGCACAAATGCCGCCGCTACCGAGGTCGTACTCGGGAGCGATACCCGATTGACTGATGCCAGGACACCTACAGCCCATTCCCATAGTGTTTTCAACAACACGACCTCCGGGTTTGCTCCTGCCTCAGGGGGTGGGACAACCAATTTCCTGCGCGCCGATGGAAGCTGGGCAGCACCTCCAGTCGGCGGGGGTGGAGGTGGCGGAACAGTAACCAGTGTTGGACTGTCCCTGCCGAATATCTTTACGGTCTCGAATAGCCCCGTAACAGGTTCTGGGACTCTGACCGGGGCTCTGAATACTCAGAACGCCAATCTCGTCTTTGCAGGGCCCACTGCCGGTAATGCGGCAACGCCAGGTTTTAGGACACTTGTTGCAGCCGACATCCCAGCCCATTCCCATAGTGTTTTTAACAACACGACCTCCGGGTTTGCTCCTGCCTCAGGGGGTGGGACAACCAATTTCCTGCGCGCCGATGGAAGCTGGGCAGCACCTCCAGTCGGCGGGGGTGGAGGTGGCGGAACAGTAACCAGTGTTGGACTGTCCCTGCCGAATATCTTTACGGTCTCGAATAGCCCCGTAACAGGTTCTGGGACTCTGACCGGGGCTCTGAATACTCAGAACGCCAATGTCGTCTTTGCAGGGCCTGTTACAGGTGGTGCTGCAACGCCAGGTTTTAGAACCCTGGCTACAGCAGATCTGCCCACCGTCTCAGGCCTGGCGTCAGGAACCTATGGCAGTTCGTCTCAGGTGCCCACCTTCACTGTTGACGCGAAGGGGAGGCTGACAGCAGTACAGAATGTAGGCGTGTCGGCTCCGGGCGTCGCGACTGCAAGCAACCTGATCACCAATGGAAACTTTGACATATGGCAGCGACGCACTTCGTCGGGGTCGCTCGCCGTGACAGCTGGTCCTCCAAAGGTCGCAGATAGGTGGGCTTCCGCTGTCCTGTTTGCAGCGTCTAATAACGCCTCGGGCACCTATACCGTTTCAAGACAAGCATGCACTTCAACTGAATTAGCAAGCTTTAGCGCTAGCTACTATCAAAGGATTGCAACAAGTAGCATATCTCCCGGGACAACGAGCTTGAACAGCCTGACTACTGACAGCTTTGGGCTACTTGCACTCCAAAACGTTGAGGACGCGGCGTCTATCCTTGGTCAGACAGTGACCTTATCCTTCTGGGCTAGGGCTTCTGCTGCGACACAAGTGGTTTCTGAATCTCAAATCTTTACCATTGGTGCAGGGCGCTTCTGGACCCCCACGATATGCAAAACCTTCAATCTTACGACATCTTGGCAAAAGTTTACACATACATACACGATGCCAACCTATGCGCAGGTTGTAGCCTCTGCGTACAATCCAAATGCGGTCATTACAACGCAGACCAATCCAGCCTACACCCCTCTTGGTGAAGCCGCTTTACAGCCACTGAGCAATTGGCTGTACCAGGTTGACATAAAATTTGCATGGTCCCTTGGCATGTGGAGGAGGTCTGGGAACGCTTATTCCACTCGCCCATCTGGCTTTGTGGGGACAGAACAAACCCAGGCGCAAATGAATAGCATGAACAACAGTTTGATCACAAACGGGTTCTACGACATTGCACAAGTACAAGTGGTGCCGGGCTCTGGCGACCCTCAGTTCTGGCGAAGACCCGCCCAGCAGGAGCTCGCGCTTTGCCAAAGATACTATTGCGTTGCTCTTGCTAATACTCGTGGATACAATGGTGGGTCGAACTGGTTGGAGACACCCATTGTCTGGCCAGTAACCATGAGAGCAGCGCCAAGTTGCAGCTTTGTTTCAGGTGTTGGCTTTTCTGCCAATATTCAACAAAACCTAATTGAGTCCATCAGTCCCATTGGGGCTAGGCATGCCATCCAGGGAATCAACAGCGTAAGCGACTCCTATGCGCTCGCATTCCAGGTCGCTGCCGATGCTGAGAACAATTTAATTGACTAAAAGCTTTCGACTCAAATGACGTACCAACTCACCAATGGCAGTACCGTTATCAGGCTGGAGGATGGAGCGTTCATCCCTTCGGACTCTCAGAACTTGGATTACATCGCCTTTCAGAAGTGGCTGGACGAGGGCAACACCCCGGATCCGCCGGCTCCTTCCCCGCCTCCTGGTCCTGATTACCAGGCGTTCTGGGATTCCCTGATTGAGAGTTCTGTCTATGCATCTATCCGTGAGCAGTCCTTCACCAGCCTCCCACTGAACACTCTGGCCACTGAGTTCATCGCCCTTCTAGGGGATGCAAAAAACGGTCGCGCCAACGTGCCTGCCATCCAAAGGGGAATAAGCGCAGTCCTATCCGCCGGCTCGTTCACTCCAGATCAGCTGACTGAGTTCCGCTCGGCCCTTAGTGCTGGGCACCTTGACGGTACCTACCCCCTCTGAATCGCTGTGGACCAATCCGACTCAGTCCTCCTTGCTAATCGCACCTATGGCGGCAGTGACAGCACACGGCCGGACTTCAATCGCCAGGCCTACGTCAAGTACAATTCTGTCCACGACTCTAGGGACCTAGGCCCAATCTCGAATGCCAAGCTCGACTTTCGCGGTGTCGTCGGAGCGAAAAGCGGGACGCAGACCCTGTTCTTTTCCTTTGACATAGAGGCCCCCTCTCGAATTGGCCTCAGGCGTATCCGAATCAACAAATACACCGATCAATACGTCATGGTCAGCCTGCGTAACAACGCTGGGCCTATTGCCCTTGGCGATGACGGATTTGCAGGCTCCGAGCTCTATCCGGTGGAAGTCCTCAAGTCTCCCTATTCGGTTGACCTCGGCTACGTCAATGCCGGTTACTGGCAGAGGGGCTACGCCACCTATGACTATGCATTGCGCGATGGCGGCTCTGCAGTTGTCCTAGCCAGCGAGGCAGAGGCTGACGAACCGTTCACATCAAACTACGGGATCCTCCTGCCACCTGGAAAGTATTGGTTCCTTGTCTCGAGCAGCCAGTGGACAGAACTTCCTTACAGGGTTCAGCTTGCCGTAATACCCCTGTCCGAGTCGGAGGCTGTCCTGGAGATGGAGTCTCAGGTCCTGGCCCGGGCAGCCCTATCTGCGGGTTCCGCGGCTATCGAAATGAGCACTGAACTCACGGCACGCGCGGTTCAAACCCTGGAGCCCAGCATCTTGATAGAGGGGGAAACAACGATCACCGCATCACCAACAATTCTTTCCCCTTATGGCTAGTCTCGACCTGTCAGAATAAGTTGACTGCCAGGCCATTCATGCCATCCTCTCAATACCACGCCACCAATAAGCTCAACTGGCTCCGGGGAACTACATTTCCAGCGGCACTGAGCAATGTGTACCTCAGTCATCACACCGCGGATCCCGGCTCCTCCGGGGTCAATAGTGATGTCAGTACGGCTCTGGCTGGGGGGCGGACTACCTTGGCTACTTCGAGCTTGAGTGTGCCAGCGGTTAGCGCGGGAGGGGGTTTCCAGGTCAGCAATACGGCCACGGTTACGGCTTCCAGTTCAGCCGCTTCGGCTCAGACCGTCACGCATCTTGGTATTTGGGATGCACCTACTGGAGGTAATTTCATTACCTACGGCCTACTCTCGCCCGCAGCTGTTGTCGCCACGGGTGACGTGTATCGCTTTGCCACTGGGCAGATTGTTATCAAAGAGTTGTGATGCGATGGACCCACATCCCCTTACGGGATCGGTCCACCTTGCCTGAACGGTAAACATTGCGGGCGTCACTCACGCTCGCACCGGCAACACAGGCTGCGTAAATGCAAGGCTCCGTATAGAAGCCGTCATGGAATTTCACGCCAGACGCGGGATACTTCCAGGCCGGTGCGAAGAACTCCGACCATGGATCCGCCACGTTGATGAGGTATCGATCGCTCTTGTGGTCCCGCATCAGGCCATCAAGCACAATTACATGCCCAGAGCCTGTGAACCAACCATGCGTGATCAGCAGCTCTCCTGCTTTCAGCCACTGGTAAACCTCGTCCAAAGAGGCGTTGCTTGTGTAGGTATAGGCGACATGGTCGTATCCCTTGATAACCCGGGCCATGACTGCCGGATCACCAGCTGTGCCGATACTGGTCAGCCGGCGGCGAATGTCCCTGATATCGGGATCCCGCACTGCCATGGCAATACAAGCCGCCTGACAGGTGAAAGCATCGGGCTGGCTGAGTTTGAGGGCTTTGACCTTGGTCTTCCACTCGTTGACCTCGGCCCTGACCTCATCGGCGGGGCGCTCCTGTGGTGGTTTTTTCCAGACACCTTCTCGAAGTTCGCCGCCATCGGCATAGAGAGCTCGCTGCTCTGGGGTTAGGCGAGCTTCCAAGGCATCCCAGAAGGCCAACTGATGAGGCTCTTCTGATGTATGGATGGCGTATTGGCGCAGGGAAATCATGTCAGTCTTCGTAGGTGCCAGCGAATCGCCGCGTCATGGCCGGAGGGTCGCTCTCTCCCTCTAGTGCCTCGACCGCAAGGTGCTGAGCGGCTTGATCGGAGAAGCCCTTGTCCTTGTACATTCCGTAGTACCGCATGAATTCATCAATGCGGATGTCGGCGTCATCCCCATGCACCATGACCTCTGCGGCCATGTGTTCTGCGGCTGGACGAGGTACATCGTCGCTGACGAAGTGCTTGGCTAGCGCCTCGTAAATTTCCGGGCTGCCAGCAAGGCGCATGGTCTACCGCGAGAGTAGTCCCATGCTAGCCACAGCTGGCATACATCCCGATTGCCTTGTATTACCCCTAGGCCGAATGATTGCCTTGTATTACCCCTAGGCCGAAGAGAGAAGATTTGCCAGCTTGTACATCGCAGGCACGTATCCCTCTTGGCCGTATTTCGACGCTGCGTTCAGCCGCCCATCCAGGCAGCATTTCTGCGCCGCCTGGGTGTTCAGTGTTGCATTGGCAGCGGTTCGGAGTTGGTGCTCCTGGGTGTTGCTGGCAACCTGCAAGGCGCGGGCGCCATCGGTGACAGTGTTGATGCCTGCAGTGTCGGCCGTGGCAATGAGCAAGCGCGCCCGATTGTTGACCTGCTGATTCCTGTTCTGGATCTGGTCAAAAGCACCAATAGCTTGGCCCTGTGGGCCAGTATTGGGAGGGCGCATGGCTCCAGCGGGGAAGTTGGCCATCTCAGCCCTCGCTCACGAGCCACTTAGAGGTCAGCAGTTCAGGAGCCTGGCTCTGGACTTGATCCAGCAACATCCAGAGCTGGTCGGGCCTGGTGGTGGCTACCTGGTTGAACTGAGCCCAGAAGTCCTCTGGATTGACGCCACCGCCACGGCCAGATGGCGCGGGCATGGGCATCTCGGGCCTCTGATAGGGGCGCTGGTTGGCTTCTACCTCAGCACGCAGGCGGTCCTGAGGGAGCTCCACGGGAGCAGGGCCCTCGGGTCCGAAGAAGTCGTTGACGTAATCAGCCAGCAGGTCGGGATCAGTGGTCAGATAGTTGTAGGCGTTGTTGTCTTCAATGGCAGCATTAAGGATCACCTCCATTTGGCTCATGTTCTGCGCCAGTTGCTGCAATTGCTGCATCGTGGTGCCGGTTTGCTCAGCCTGGGCCAGCAGGGCATCCTCTACGGTGCAGGCGTAACGGTTGAGAAGAGCCGGGGCCTCAGCGCCGAAGTGCTGAAGAACCTCAAGACTTTCGTTGCTTACGCCGCTTAGGTACCCGTCCTCGACCTCTTGCGGGGTCTGGGTCGGGGCGTACTGCGCTGGCACGTTCTGCAGCGCGCTCGGATAGCTCGGCGAATAGACCGGCGTTACTTGGGGCAGCGAAATCGGGATCCCCGTACTGAACGCCGCTGGGTAGCTGGTTGTAGGCGAAGGGTAGTAAGCCGGGGAGGGAGCCGCCTGTGGCGCTTGTTGCCAATACGGTGCCTGGGGCTGGGATTGGGGCATCCCGTTCAGCCCGCCGCTCAGGCGCTGATAGGCCGCCTGCCACGGATCCACCATTTGCGGTGCTGGACCGGGTGCTGTCTGGTAGGAAGAAGGGGCCGCTGCTGCCTGGTAGCTCTGCGGGGAGACCGGCGCCTGCGCGTGCTCTACCGATGGCATCGAGTTCGCTGGGGCCTGAGGCACCTGCGGCATCGTTGAATTGTCCTGCATAGGTCAGTTCTCGCTTGAGGAAATCGAAAGCCCGATAAACGAATGGAACCAGGTCGAGCCTGGGGTCTGCCAGGAGTGGAAGATCGGGCTGCTGCGGATGAGGAATCTGCTGCATGTCCCCGATGAGCGAGAGGAATGTTCCAATGCTCTGTTGCGTGGCCTGGGCCATCCTGAATGGATACCCTGACAGCATAGCGCTGCGTTCCTCATCTGTTTTTGAAGGGAATAAATGCTTCAGTGCTTCCACCGAGTCCACCCCAAGTTCTTGAAGGTTCCGCACCACGATCGATGCGTTGAGAACGTCTTCAGGGCTCTCTTCAAAGACCGGCCCCCTCCAGCGCCACTCCACTCGCCGATCCCCGTCAGGAATCAGCCCGACAACTCCAACTGGGAGATCCTGGTTCTCCAGTGCCTCCGAGAGGTTGGCCTCTATCTCCTGCTCCCAGGCGGCGTATTCCTCTCTGTAGATACGCTCCGCCTCCTCATACTCCGCAGTAGCGCCATCGGCTTCAAACTGCTCAAAGATTGGCGCACTTGGCGGCGCAATCCCTAATGCAGCAGAGAAGGAGTCGCGGAAAATCTTCTCCTCGTGATGGATCATCAGGCCTAGCAGTTTGCACAATCCGTAGGTCAGCAACCCGCGACACTTCCTGAGGGCCGTTGTTGCCGCACGGCCGAAGAGGCTCTTGATCTCGTAGGCGGTCGCGCCGGAGGAAATACCGAGTTCATCAACGCCGCCTAGGGCTGTGCGGATTTCCTCCCGATACTGCCTGGCATACATGTTCTGATCGCCGCTGACCGCGTTGGGCGTGATGTATTGCACCCGGTCGGTGGCCTCGAGATTGGCAATCAGGCGAGGCACTCTCATGTTGGATCCCAGGGATGGGGCTCCTGTTAAATCAAAGCGGCCTCCGCCTGAATTGGACCAGTTAGAGCGAGGAGCGGTCGACTCGAAACCGGCCCTGCTGGCAATGGTTGGCCGGCGAGACTGCTCGTCCCCGGACTCCATCATCTCGTGCTTGGCCCGACTGGAAACAAGTGTGGGGTTGCCGTAGAAGCGAATGTTTTCGCGGATATTACGAACCAAGGAGTCATGCACCATGATGTGCCCTTCCAGGCCATCAAAGTCTCCGGTGGCATCCATACCGGAAGAGCGCATGTTGTTGAACGCCTCGACCGCAGGAATGAAGCCCAGGGAGTTCCGTGTCGTCCGAGTCGACTTCCCAATCACCGACGAAGAGGCAGCAGCGGAGACGCGGGAGGGGGAGAAACGGCTTCCGATGGGGTCCTCAAAGGACGGCCTCTCGTTACTGATTTCCTCAATGATCTCGTCTTTTCGAACGACTAGCCGGACCCATTTCGTCGTGAAGCCGCCAGTAGTTGAAACATTGAGCTTGTTTGCCTGGCTGCGCTCTTTGTAGGAGTAGATCAGGTCGATCTCATCGATCTGCTCATCCGCGTCGTAGTAGGACCTGTAGTTGTTACGGGTGAACCACATGATGCGGTAGGTGTCCTTGACCGGGCGAAAGAACCAAAGCCCTAGCCCGTCAAGCACGAAGTCATCTCCAATCCCCTCGAGCCTGGCGTCGATCTCGTTTTCTTCGATGATCCTCTCCAGGAATGACTTCCGGAATCCGTAGGAATCCTGCCGAGGGTAGAACTCAACCCCCTGGCGCATCATGAAAAGCCGCATCTGAGCAAGATGCCCAGTGATGACGGTGGTGTCGCCGCTTCCGCCCTTGCGACTGCGCGCAGCTTCCAGGAGTTGCTGGAATGGGGAGGACCGGGAATCGTTGTATTCGCTCATTGGTCTATCCTAAGTTCGCCAGAGAAGGGGCTAATACTCGAGCTCTGCTGGACCGCGTCTGAACAGCTGGTCCAACAGGATCTGAACTCCGTCGGCACAGTCGTCATGGGCTGTGTGCCCAAGGTTCAGCACCTCTTCCAGCACGACAGACCAGTCCCTGTACTTGTTGAATATCACGCGATGGGTCTGGAATAGGCCCATAATGCCGCGGAACCGGGATAGCTTGTCACCACGAATCCCGGTGACTGGAGACACCCTCAGATTAGTGAGGCCCCAGTCTTGGTGGGCAATCCTCTGGAAATCACCCTGGAACGATTTTTGATAGGCCACCGATTCAGGCCAGATCATCACATCAGAGCGAGTGGGCCGGTACTTGCTGCCATCGCGGATCAGCAAATTCCAGTCAGACAAGAGTTCGCACAGGGCTTCTACCTTCTCAATGTTCCCCATGGAGCGCACTCGCCTGTAATCAATCAAGTAGCCCTTCTCCCCATCCCTGCCGCCGAGCATGAACACGGTCCAGTCATTGCGCTCTTTCAGGCCAGAGGAGAGGTCCATCCCGACGCCGATCATGTCGAACGTGTCGGGAATGGATCCCTTGATAAACAACTCAGGTGAAATCCCCAGCTCTGCGGATCGCACCGCCTGGTTCATGTACTGATACGCAAAGGAGACTCCGTCCTTGCGCTGCAGGCCTAGCAGATATTCGAGCCCCCACATTTGCGGCCAGTAGGAGCGCACATCTCCGTCGTTGTTGTATTCAAGGGCGGCCTGGATCGTGACAGCCCACCCATTGCGCTCGATGAACGTAGTGGCGAACATGTCGTCAAAATGGAACCGGGTGCCCAGGGCGATGGCGCGGGCGCCCTCGAACATGGTTGGAACAATGACGCTGTTCCAGTTGGCTTCCATTTCCCTGCGGATTTCTGGATTCGCAATGGACTGCTTGGATTTGATCAAGTCATCGAGAATCACAAGACTGCTTCTCTTGGAAGCAATGGTTCCACGCAGGCCCGCGCAGGCGACGGTAAAGGCGTCTTCTCCTCTGACATCAATTCCTGCAAAATCAAAATCAATCGACCACAACTCGTCTGCTGTTCTCGCCTTGGAGAGGCGAACCATCGGGAAAACTTCCTGATAGTCCGATGACTGAATTAAGGTCTTGATGGCCAGGCTCTTCCCCCTGGCTACGTCGATGTTGTAGGACACATAAAGAATCCGCAACAGCTTCCTTTGCAGGGCATGCCGCCCGATCAGCCAGGCGCATAGCAATCCCACGAAGGTGCTCTTTGCAGACCCCCTGGGACTCAGTAGGCATTCGTTGGGCCCGGCAACATCAAGGAGGTGGTCGCTGCTTTTGCCGGTGATGAACTTCTCGTGCCACAGCATCATGTGCGGCGCTGGCGGCTTCCCCATTCGGGTGCAAAAGGCCGCGAAATTGTCACGGGCCAGTTGAATGTCTTCTGGAACCGCCGCATCAGCGGATGTTCTCTTTGGGAGCCTTTTAGCAGCAGCAAGCGTGGAGCGCCTGCGTGCCTGGGCTATCGAAGTGCCAGCCATAACTGGCAATTTAACAACTCAGCGCTCCTCTCTCAGCTGGGCGAGGAAGGTCTCGAACGATTCCTCCAAGACGCTCTGCATTTCGGGGTCGTCAGGAAAGGAATCCTGCACAGTTTTCAGGAGTCGATCAGCTCCAGCCAGTAGGAGCCCCCGTCGATCGTGGCCACGCTCCATCCGCTCGATCTCCACCAGGTGCCCTCGCAACTCCTTTGTCAGGGCAGCGATGAGCCTCGGGTCCGGATTTTCGCAGGCTCGAAGCGCTGCGATATCCTGCTGGAGCCGCACGGCCTCTGCGGTGAGCGCCAGTTTTCGATTCAGCCTGGGATAACGTTCTTTCTGCCAGGACTCCAGCTCGAGGAAACACGACTCATATCCCATGGCACTGGCGTACATCCAGAGCTGGTATACGGAATCGCGATTGTCGGCCTCTGTTAGGAATCTTTCCCGTTGCTCGTTATTTAGCGAGGAGAGAAAAGCCGATACCCCAGGATGGGAATCAGCCAAAGTATCTGGCGGCGGCCTTGCCGCGGGAGAACGGAGAGTAACGGCTAATGGCACCCCTCGCGTCGGCCCTTAGGCGCAAGGTCTCATCGGTTCCCTGGGTGAGGGTCTTGCGCTCTTGCTCTCCAGCCATGCCGATTCGGCGCTCCTCGCTGGTGTTGCGGTCGCGGCCTATGCGCTCTTGAGAATCGGCGCTGTACCGGCCAAGGCGCTCCCGGCTGTCATCGCTGTACTTGGTGAGGCGCTCCTGAGAGTCGGACGTGTAACGTGTCCGCTCGGATTCCTGCTCTTGCCCAAAGCGGGATGCCCGCTCCTGGCTATCAGAGGAATACCGGGTTCCCTCGAGGGCCCGATCAGCCCCATACATCTGGCCGCGGACCTGGGTCTGGGTGCCTTTGAGGGCTTGATCGGCACCATACTTGCTAGTCCTCTCTTGAGAATCAGCTGTATAGCGAGTCCGCTCAGATTCTTGTTGCTGACCGAAACGAGAGGATCGCTCCTGGCTATCAGAGGAATACCGGGTTCCCTCGAGAGCCCGATCAGCCCCATACATCTGGCCGCGGACCTGGGTCTGGGTGCCTTTGAGGGCTTGATCGGCACCATACTTGCTAGTCCTCTCTTGAGAATCAGCTGTGTAGCGAGTCCGCTCAGATTCTTGTTGCTGACCAAAACGGGATGCCCTCTCCTGGCTATCAGAGGAATACCGGGTGGCGTCAAGAGAGCGGTCAGCGCCATACATTTGGCCGCGAACCTGAGCCTGGGTCCCCCTTAGGGTTTGATCAGCACCATACTTACTGGTCCTCTCTTGAGAATCGGCCGTGTACTTGGTCCGGCCACTCTCTGCGTCCTGGCTGTAGCGGCTAATGGCCCGCTGGGTGTCAGCCGTGTATCTCGTCCTGCCGCTTTCCGCGTCCTGTCCATAGCGAGAGGATCGCTCTTGGCTATCAGAGGAATACCGGGTGGCATCAAGGGAGCGATCAGCGCCGTACATCTGACCGCGAACCTGAGCTCTGGTGCCTCTTAGGGTCTGATCAGCGCCGTACTTGCTGGTTCTCTCCTGGGAGTCCGCGGTGTAACGTGTGCGTCCGGTCTCCTCTTTTTGACCAAGGGCGAATCGCTCGCTCTCCCGGTCCTGGGAGTACCGGTTGATGTCCCGCTGGGTGTCAGCTGTGTACCTGGTGCGCCCCGTTTCGGCATCTTGTGAGTACCGAACACGGCCAGTCTCCTCCCGCTGACCAAGGCCAAATCGGTCAGTTTCGGCGTCCTGTGCATAGCGAAGGCGTCCAGTCTCTTCCCGCTGGCCAAGGGTGAACCTGCCAGTTTCTTGATCCTGGGCGTAGCGAGAGCGGGCGCTCTCCGCATCCTGTGAGTATCTGACCCGCCCGGTCTCTTCTCGCTGACCAAGGCCGAACCTGTCGGTTTCGGCATCTTGCGCGTAACGGAGGCGACCAGTCTCCTCTCTTTGGCCAAGAGTGAACCTTCCGGTCTCTTGATCCTGGCTGTATCGAGAGCGGGCGGTTTCTGCGTCTTGCGAATACCTGACTCGCCCGGTCTCCTGTCTTTGACCAAACCTGAATCTGCCAGTCTCTTGCTCTTGGGCAAATCGGGAACGACCCGTCTCTGCGTCCTGGGAATATCTGACTCGGCCAGTTTCCTCTCTTTGGCCAAGACCAAACCTGTCGGTCTCGGCATCCTGGGCATACCGAAGGCGACCAGTCTCTTGTTCTTGAGTGAATCGAGAGCGCCCCGTCTCGGCATCCTGGGAATACCTGACGCGTCCAGTTTCTTCTCTTTGGCCAAGACCAAACCTGTCAGTCTCGGCGTCCTGGGCGTAACGAAGGCGGCCGGTCTCTTCTCTTTGACCAAGATTAAATCGACCTGTCTCCGCGTCCTGAGAGTATCTGACACGTCCAGTTTCTTCTCTTTGACCAAGACCAAACCTGTCAGTCTCGGCGTCCTGGGCGTAACGAAGACGTCCAGTCTCTTCTCTTTGGCCGAGATTAAATCGACCTGTCTCCGCGTCCTGAGAGTATCTGACACGTCCAGTTTCTTCTCTTTGGCCAAGACCAAACCTGTCAGTCTCGGCGTCTTGAGCGTAACGAAGACGTCCAGTCTCTTCTCTTTGGCCGAGATTGAATCGACCCGTTTCTGCGTCTTGTGCGTAGCGAACGCGGCCGGTCTCTTCTCGCTGGCCAAGGGTGAATCTGCCTGTCTCCTGCTCTTGGCCGAAGCGGAAGCGGCCAGTCTCCTGGTCTTGCCCGTAACGTGATCGTCCTGTTTCTGCGTCCTGGGAATAACGATTGATTGCTGTCTGAGCATCAGTCGTATAACGGCTCCTGCCGCTTTCTGCGTCTTGGGCGTACTTTGTCCCCTCTAGTTGTCTGTCGTAGGCGTACTTCTGTCCGCCGACCCTGATGCCCTCAAGGTCCCGATCAATGACTCCTCTTTCATTCTGCAGGCGGCTTTGAATGTCTCCCTGCCCCTGCTGTAGGTAACTTTCGCTGTCCGTGTCGGCCTGTCTCAGTTGAAGCTGAATATCTCTGTCGACCCCGGACTGCCTGGTGTAACTGTCATCGGCGATGGACTGGGACTGCCGGGCATAGTCCAACGCCTTTGGCGCCATGGCATCGGTGTACCTGATGTTTAAGCCAAGCTGCTCTTCACCGATGCGCTTCCCCATTTGGAAGTCTTCTTCTGCCGCCTCTTTATAGGCCCTCGCCCGATCAGCAGCGGACTTCTGGTTGTCCTTACTAGAGGACTTGCTTTTGCTAGAGGACTTGCTCTTGCTAGAGGAGTTGCTCTTGTTGTTCGACTTTTTAGGAGCCATTGTTTACGCCCCGAACATCCCCAGAACCGTCCCCAGCAGTGCTGGTGCGTTTGCCGCTAGCACTGTTCCGAGCTTGGGTCTCATTCTTTCCTGCATTTCCATCATTCGTTGGTAGTTTCTTTCCCTTTCCCGCTCTTCAGCGTTGATCGCGTACTGAAGGCCGTTTGTGAGAAGATTAGACTGCTGTGCCAGGACCCCATCGTTGACCATGGGGAACACAGCCTGAAAAGCGGTCGTAGCACCCTTCCTCTGCGTGGCGTCATAACTTTCGCCTGCTTGCCCCGCGGTCACTATGGTCCTTCTGTCCTGCTCTCCCTTGCCTTCGCCTATCTGTATGGTCGATGCCGTCTTGACAGGAATGATCCTTTCCAGCAGGTCGGTTTCACTAGCCTGCTTTGCGATACCACGCGTTAGATCGTTATCCTTGCCTTGCTCCCCACGGTTGAACGCATTGTTTGCGTTCTGCTCCTCAATTGCGGTGAGCCCTCTCAGTTGCCCAAGGAAATCCTGCTGGGCCAGGGCTCGCCGCGTTCGACCTTCGGCCTCCTTCTCCAGCCGCAGTCTCCTTTGATCGTTTCGCGCCGCTGTCGACTGGTTGGGGTCAATAGCTTTGCCGACCCCGTAGAGAAAGTTCCCAACCATGGCCTAATCTCCTCGGATGCCAGACTTGTCAGTCATGCTAGCCCGGCCGGAAATAGGAGAGTCGAGGTGCGGTCCATAGATCCTTGTTTGAGTTGATTAGATCCGCCTGAAATGCAAGGGGCACAGCTGCTCCCAAGTTGTTGACATTGGCAGCTATCTCGCTTGCGTCCTGAAGTGCTTTGATCCCCACGTCAGTCATGGATGGTCGTTGTTCTATGGACTTCTGATAAGCATTCATCAGGGATTTGCCCCCCTCGGTAGGGAAGCCAGCTACAGCATTAGCGATATTGGCTAACGCACCTGTATTGGCAAGAGCAAAGAGGCGATCACTGAATTTGGGCTTGGCCGACTTCGCGCTGCCGGGTGCAAGTTCTCGCAAGCTTTGCTCGTGCTTCCATCTATCGGACTCCAGTTCCGTATCAAGACGCAGCTGGCTCGCTCTGAGCTCGGCGTCCAGCTCATCTCTGCTCCGCTGGGCAGCGGCGAACCCACCAGCGCCGGGGATAATCTGCGGGGCCGGCAGTCCCCTTGTTAGGTCTGCGAATGTGCTTTGCGGCAGGATGTATGCCATTAGGCGAATCCCCCAAGAGCATATTGAGCGAGAGCGGTGGAGAACCCGTTGTCCTGCACGGGTGGCCGATTGGCTACCCCGTAAAGAGCATAACGATAGGCATCGAGTCCGCGGGCTCTCTCGTCAAGCAGCATTTGATCTGCGTACCCGCGTAACGCCAAATCTTGCTGACTGCGCATCAAGGGAAGCGAAGCCTCCTGGGCTTCTCTTTGGAGTCGCGCCTGAGACTCGAACAGCCGCTCATTCGTCCTGATCTGCTGCGAGAGGGCGTCCCCCTTTGTAAGCCCCATCACCCCTTGACCGACGTTGGCCCCTACCCCTGCAAGAGCCAATCCGCCAAGGGCCCCACCAATGGTTCCGCCCACTCGACCACCACGTCTCAGTCCAGCAGCGTCTGGGTTTAATGCCTCGCCAGTGCGGTAAGCAAGGGATCGCCCGCCCCTCCTGCCCAGGTACGAGCCAAGGAGCGCCCCGGGAATTCCAACACCAAGGCTGCCCACTGCGGCACCTATGTTGTCAGACGTATCACGCGTGGGATCGGGGTTATTCAGCTGGCTTGCTGCTTGGAAGATGAGTGGCCCGTAGGTCGCAGCAGCCATCAGCCCCTGGCGGGTCATGAGTCCCGACAATCCAGACAGGAATGAGCCACCTGCGGCTAGAGCGGGCAGCGGCATTGTTCAGGGCTCCTCATTGTGTTGATTCTAGTGAGCATCGATAGGTGACCTGTTAGGAGAAAGCATTGATACCGGCACTGATGAGAGGCCCGACGCCTGGGATAAAGCTTGCAGCAGAGCTGACAAGGCCGAGGACTCCTCTTCTCCTTTGTTGTCCTTGAGCCCTCTTTTGTGCTTCCTCCTGGGCCTCCTTCGCGATCTTGGAGGTACTGTCTTGCAGTTTGAAGCCTCTTTCCTGAGCCTCGAGCGCAAAGTCGTGTTCGTCATCCTCGTAGGCTTTTTGCCAGTCCTCAAGTGAGTCCTGCGCGAAGCTGTCCTTGGCGCCGCTGTATTTGAACTGGGAGCTGCCAAACTTATTGTCAAATGGATTGAAGCTGCTGGAGATATTGCTTTTGTAGGCGGGGTCCTTGTCGAAGGAAGGCCAGGCGCTGGAGCGTGCTTTCCTAGCGGCGCGTGCTCGATCAAATGCGAGTTTTTGAGACTGCATTCGATCGTCTCTACCGGCGGAGTAGTAACTCATGGGTTAAAGGCTTTCGAGAGGTCAAAGCCCCAAGAGCTAGAAGGCCTGTTTAGAAAATCAGAGGTTACATCCCTTGCTGCCTGTGGAACCTCATTCCGCCTCGACATATTGAAGGTCGTCTCTACGGGCCGAGTGTTGTCAGTTTTTGGCCGGAACAATCCCTGCTCCTTTGCAATTCCTAAAGCAGTTGAAGCAGCGTTGGCCGCAGACGATACCCAATCCTTCGGCTGGAATGGCACCTTGTATTCCTTAGCCATTTTCTCTCCTTGTTTGTATTCATTTTCAAGTAGTTCGCGCTTCTTCTCTCGGGCACGCTCCAGTGCAAGCTTTTGTCTTTCCATCTGGTCTTCCCTACCCGCAAAGGCGCGATATCCGCCGCCCTCGAAGGCGTTGCTGAACGGACTCGCTCCTGGGTTAAACGGATCGAACATGGGAAAAGGTGCCCGGTTTCAATTCTAGTACGCTTCCACGGGTGTTAATTCTTCTGACTGCTTCTGGCGATTTTCCTCCGCATTGGCCGCCCTGCGCATCTGCTCCATCAGGGAGGCCCCGGCAGCCGTGATGCTGAGCCCGGCTGCTGAGCCGCCAACGCCTCCGAGGAAGAGCGCATCTTCTATTTGGTTCTGAGCCTGTCTCTTCCGTTGTGAGGTTTCGGAGATCAACCTGTTGAGGTCTCTGCTTTTTTGCTCGGCCCTCTCGCGCTCCTGGTTAATAGAGGCGGCCCACCCGGATAGACGTGAATCCTCGGAGGTGGGAGACATGCGATCCAGTCTCTCGATCTCGCGATCCACTTCCAGTGCTTGCTTGCGGAGTTGGCCGATTTTATCGTCCATCCTTTGTTGGGCCTGGAATTTATTGACCCTCCCGCTGGATGCCAGTCGCTTGCCGGCCATCCTCACTCCAAGGGCCCCTCCGGCAACGCCAGCCGCGACGGGGAGAATCCCGGTCAACAGTGGAATCGGCTTGCCCAACAGGTTGACTTCCGCTCCGTGAATCCCGTCCATGTTGACCTTCACGGGCATGGGGTTTCCATGAAGGTAGGCCTTGTAGGACTCGTACTCGTCCCTGGAGACGTCTGGTCGTTCCTGGATGAAATCCTTGTACGGCAGCAGGCTTCCTGTCATGCCAAGCGAGCGCAGTCCGGTCTCCATGAGCGGATTGGAGGACTCAGTTCGATCCTCCTCGTCGGGGAGTACCGCCGAATATCCAGGCTGCCGGAAGAGGTTCCCGACTGCGGCGCTAGCCCCTAGGACAAGGGGGAAAGTCGCAGAGACTGCGTAGTGCTGGCGAGTGAATGGAGTCTTCGGCGCGCCTGGTATTCCCCTGAGGGAATGATGCATAGCCTGCTGCCCTGCGGCAGATGAGGCTGCCTGGAAGGCGTTGATGAACCACCACAGGGATTGCGCGCCTTGGCTGGTGGCGTCCGCCGCAAGTATTCCTGCTCCTTGGGCTGCTCGTCGTGCCGCCTCTGCAGCAATCCCGTCTTTCTCTGGAATCGAGTCGGGGTATTGGCCCAGCCTTATTGTTTGATCACGGAAAACCGGATCCTCGAGGCGTTCACGGTCGAACTCCTCCATTTGCTTTTTGCTGTACCCGCCGGGGAGGCCTGCCATGGCCTGGCGGATTGCATGTAGAGACTGGGGCCTTTGGGCGAGCACCTCGAAGGGGCTTAATTCACGGTTTTCCCCGTTGATCCGAGTGGAGGCCCGGTAGGCGTGAGCGGCGATATCTCTTAGCCCCAGCCCCGTTCGCGGGATCTTCGGGAACTCCATCAGCCAAGTCCCCCGAGGCCAGGGAAGCCCTCGAAGCCATACGAGGACAGCGCTGCTCCGGCCCCGCCATAGCCAGCTAGTGCTTGGGTCCGGCGCTGCCGCTCTTGTTCCGCTTCTGCCAGGATCTGTTCGCGATAGGCGCGCTTGTCGTTCTCCTGCATGGCCATGGCGGCCTGGTTGTAGCGCTCGATGGCGCTATTGGTGAAGGGGTTTTGGATAACACCAGACCCCCAGAGTGCTGTTTCGGCCCCCATGCCGGCCACGCCCTGGATGCCCATTTCCCAGCCTGGAGATAGCGGGCGCTTGCTGACACGGCCAATCCCTCTACTCAAGCCCGCGCCGAGCAGTCGTCCCCCCATCCCGACGGGAATCGAGGTGGCCGCGTCAAATGCTACGGCACCGGCTCTTTCCCCGAATGACGCGCCTTCGTATCCTGAGGCCCTGTCCTGTCCGGGCAGGGAGAAGCCAGTCATTCCGGCAAAAAGGAGGTTGCTGCCCAGGTCCATGGCGATATCTGGCGCCGCAGCGGAGAGGGACTCCATAGAGCGAATGCGCGGACCAGCGGCCAACCCCGGGTAGAGGGCCTTAAGTGCCTTCGAGGCGAACGGAGCGGCAGCTGCAAATCGAAGGGGGAGCATGGCGTGTTAGGCGGAAGGGCCTGGTTGGGGTGGATTCATGAAGTTCTGGAAATTTGCTAGGCCTCCCATGACGTCCTCGAAATACCTCCTGTTTTTCGGATCCTTTGCAGCTTCACCGAACTCCCCAAACCCGCCAAC